GTTTCCAAAGAAGTTAATCCTCCCGCAGAGGTTGAGCCTGTAGAATGACCGCAGAAGAAGCCAAGAAAACTATCTTAGCCTTAGCAGTCAATGAGATTGGCTATGCTGAAAAAGCAAGCAATGATTAGTTAGATGACAAGTTTGCCAACACTGGTCACAGTAACTGGACTAAATATGCCAGAGATATTGATAACACATTAATATTTTATAATGGCAAAAAGAATGGTTATGATTGGTGTGATATGTTTGTTGACTGGCTCTTTGTCCATAGTTTCGGCCCTTACATAGCTATGGAAATGCTTTGCCAACCACAAAGAAGCGCGGGCGCCGGATGTGAATATTCCGCCGGCTACTATCAAAACAAAGGCCGCTGGGTTACCGATCCTGAACCGGGTGACCAGATCTTCTTCCGCTATGGTGGTACCATTGGACACACTGGTATAGTAGAACAAGTGAATGGCAGTTAGGTTATAACAATCGAAGGTAATTCAGCTGATGCAGTGCAGCGTTGCACCTATGCAAAGGGCAACAGCGCAATCGCCGGCTATGGACGTCCTATATGGACGGCCGCATCGTAGGAGACCTATAAACCTGTTGAGTACACGCCTGCAGATTTAACCAATAAATTGACTTATGGCATGTCTGGTGCTGAAGTACAAGAGATGCAAAAGCAATTGGTTGCGGCTGGCTACTCATGCGGCCCAGATGGTGCCGATGGTGATTTTGGCCCCAACACCTATAATGCAGTAGCAAAATTTCAGTTAGAAAATAATCTTTCACCCACGGGTGTAGCAGATGCCGAAACGCTAAAAGCCTTAAAAGCAGCGGTGAGTACAACTACAACCAAACCGAAAGAAGAGGAAACAGTTGTAACACCGACTGAACCTGAACCAACTCCTGTGCCTACCCCTGCGCCTGCCGCGGATGAAGGTTACAAGATTGGCGATATTGTCCAATTTAAAGGAACTAAACATTATCGTATGTCAATGGCTAAAAATGGTTATAAATGCCGCAAAGGTCTTGCGCGCATTACTATGATTGCCGCAAGTGCTAAACATCCTTATCATCTAATTAAACTCCCTGGCAGTACTTCTACAGTATTTGGCTGGGTCGATGAAAAAGACATCGAAAAAGCATAAAAAGAAAGCGTAAGTATCAAAAATACTTACGCTTTTTCTTCTATATTTCAAGCCAATAAAGCCTATCAATTGCACGAGTTGCGGCCACATAGTTTACACGGTAAAACTCATTATTAGCTTTACTCCACCATTGCGGCTCCCATACTACAACATTTGGAAATTCTAAACCCTTCGCACTGTGTCGCGTCAATACTTTGACCGCATCTTTCTTCATTAAAGAATCAAGTTGTGCTTTGGTAATGTCGCCTTGTTTAAAAGTCACACATTCAATTCCATTATTTTCCAAAACTTCTACATTTGCTTTGATTATATCATTTGTACAACACAACATTGCCCAATTACTTGGGTGTCCTTCTTCCTTAATCCAATTTACCACATTCCCAATATTCGGCGTGCCTTCATATACAAGGCCGCCGCGTCTTGTTGATATGGAAGTATCTAACATCTTACCACGCCTAAGAATATCTTTGGCGAAAGTAAGAATATTAGAAGCATTTCTATAATTTAAATTAAGTGAACATGTAACCACTTTCGGATCTTCCATTAAATCCTTAAATAGCTGTGGTACAGCGCCACGGAAGGAATAGATACTTTGATTAAAATCACCCACTACAAAAAATGATTTAGGATTAATCATTTTAAATATAAATTCAAACTGCGGCGGTGATGTATCTTGGCATTCATCTAATAGCACATATGGTATATGCTGTACACAATGTGGATTTTTCTTTAACAAATCAAAAAATCTATCAAATTCTTCATCTTTAATAATTTTACTTGTGGAAATTCCATGTCGCGTTAAAAATTTATTAGCTAAGCCATGTATTGTACCTATATATATTCCATTTTTATAATCATCTGCAAGCCTGTCCTTGAGCTCTTGTGCGGCCATATTGGTAAAAGTAATAACAGCTATATCTGATGGCTCAATACCATCTCGTAGCAGCTTGCGAACTCGCTCTGTTAGCACACGAGTCTTCCCGCACGCCGCGCATGCTTCCACGGCAATGAATGGCTCATCAAGCTCTACAATGGCTTGCTGTTGTTCATTAAGTTGCATTTGTTAGCCTACCTTCTGATTAAATTGTTTATCTGTTTGATAAAATTCTATCCAATATTTTTCTCTTGAAGATTGTTTATCTTTATCAACTTCTTCCAATACTTCCCATGTAAAGTTCTATAAACCTTTATCTGCTAAGACGTTATGGAAAGTTGAATGTGCTATAGTTCCTATATTTAATGATGAAAGACAGTGCTCTTTCCAACGATTACCTATATCTACAGAGCGGCCAATGTATGCTTCACCGGTTTTGATGTAAGTGATTTTGTAAATACCACCTATCTTGCGGCCTTGTAGTACGCGTTTCTCCATCTCAGCCAGCGGCCGCTTGATGAAGACCTCGTATATTAACTTGTTGAGCACTTCGCGGTTGGTGAGCCGCGGCCCAATAGAGCATAAAACTTCTATATCTTTTATATCATTTTCTTTAATATTGATACGATAGAAATCCTCTTTATCCTATATCGCGCGCTCACGGAGGATAGCCTCATGGATTGTGGCCTATCGCGCAGCAAAATCATCTAATGTGGCTTTAGCTTCATTAACTCTATCCCAATAAAATTCTTGAAGCTCTTCAAAATCTTCTACAAATTGTTGCTTTTTAAAGGTATATTGTGAAGTCAGAATTTGTTCCTTTTTCTCAAACTCATGCTTCATTTTCTCTTCTTCGAGTTCTTTCACATGTTTAAGCTCTGCGGCCGCCCGCTCATGCTCGGACTTAAGCAAGCGCTCTGTCGCTTCCTTAGCCTCGGCCGCTCTCTGCGTAGCAACAATTCTATCATTATCTAATTTAGCAATCGCCAATGTAGATACTGTAATCTTTTTGGTTAATTCATCCAATGCCTGCTGTGCAGCATCATTTTCTTTTAACAACCGTTCGCCTTCAGCAGTCAGTTCGTCAATTCGTTTTATTGCGTCATTTATCTTTTTTTGTCTGATTAAATACCAAACAATTACAAACACTATTAAGGCTGCCCATATACAGACATAATATATCATACTCCTTTCTCTCCAAAAAAAATATACATAGATTTCTCATCTATGTATATTTTACCATATTTTTAATTAAAAGTCAAGTTTTCCTATTATTGGTTTAAAATTATCCGCAAATTAGAAATTATTTTACACCACTATACTCTGGAAAATCATTAGCATGTCCCGAAAATACAAGACCTCCTACAGTAAGGCTAAACATTCCAGTTTTGCCATCATGCGTTATTACATCAGGAATCATCCATGCTACGGAGCCACTATCCATTATCGGATCTTCAACGCTTGACTTAACAACAGTAAGGTTGGAACTATAAATTTCCAAAAATGTTTTATCGAGTATTGCATGTTGGGTACCATCAATTTCATCATACGTCATATTGGCTACCAACACATCACTACCAGAACCACCACCACTATTCTTTAACATAGAGCGTAAAACATTAGGATTTGTATTACCTGGAGTTTCCATAACATAACTAATTATTTCATCCATTAATTATTACCCCTTAATTCACTTTCATCTTCAACTATGGGCCAATCTTTTAGTTCAGCATATAATGCATCAATCCAAGTATTGCCATCCATTGACTTATAATCATTATAAATCTTAATAAATGCTTTTTTATCAGCACTTAAAATCTTCTTAAAGGGACGATATTTATAATATATTTTATTCATATCATACCGCATCATATCAAGCTATGATTGATTTAATAATTCAATAGCACCATAAATATCATTTAGCTATTCTTCTTGTGCCATTGTCATTTGTTTTAATTCATTTAATGAACCCATAATAACATTACAATTCTATTCCAATAGACCAGGCATCTCACGCTGTAGAATTTCTTCAATATGCTGTTCTTCTCTTTCACTTGCCCGCGCATGAATATCATCCACAGGTTTCTTAAAGAATGACCATATATTTTTACCTGCTATAATAACAGCACTAACTAAAACAATTACATTACAAACCTAAGTTAACGTAATATTCTATAACCACATTACCATCTTAAAGCCTCCGGCGTTTATACTCCCTATAAACCTAATCATTATGCCATCGTGACGTTACAATAAACTTTGGTGAAAATAAATCACCAATTGATTTTATATTTCCAAACTCCCAAAACGGCACTCTATATAATCTAATTTGATGAGCGAGAGCATAAGAATTTTTAATACGGTCATTTTCCTATGCATGAAGGAAATCGCTATAACGTTTGTGAAACTATTTTATTTCTTTAAAATGTAGTTCAGAATCAATCTCGATCAATATATTCATCGTAGGGAGATAGAAATCAAAACGTAGCTTTCCATTTTTTAAATCTGGATAGGTCTTCTCTCGCACATAAGGAATATTGTATTCATGCAAAAGGACCGCAAATTTGTCTTCGATCTTACTCATGTATGTAAGTGGACTTTCTTTGCGATCCCTATAAAATTTTGCTAATGATTACAGATTTTTAATTTGGTCATAGGTGCAATCTGACCATATTTTATCCTCTGGACTACGGAAAGACAATATCTTTCCATGTCTAAGACGACCATCTTCTGTCAACTGCATTGCCCCAATTTCAACTACTTGATAACGCATAGTCTTATAATTCTTTTTTACTTCATCAGGAAGACCGCTGATGTAACCAATAGGATATTCTTCACCATCTTTTAATACAGCAATTTCAAGTGAGCCTGCCCAACCGTTATAATATGGCTTAGTCACGGGGATATATGGCTTCCCATTCATAAAAGCATCAAAATAATGATTACCCAGCGGCAGTCGTTCATCAGTCATAGAGTTGATCCAATACTGCCATGTTTCAATCTCTTTCCCATTATAATCTTTACTTGGGGCCGCTGCAC